TATACTTTGACAAGTACGTATATATTTATTATCTAGGGGATTTAGTCCCTAGGATGGTTGAGAGCCGTCTAAACGCCAGCAGGCGTGTGAATTTACGAGTTAAATGACTCACGATTTTTATTTGAATAGTATCCGACTATGCCAGGTCCGACCCACGGATTTAGATACCCAGATCGACTGAAACACAATGTACCTGTTGGCTACCATAAGTCCAGATCAGACTGTGTTTTAATGTAACGTTGGTTATGTAATTTCTCGAAGATCCGCCATGTAGTGGTTGGTATTAAGTTAGCGAAATGCTTTCAAATATTTAATTGTGAGAAGAGTGTAATTGAAGATTCACTTTCTCACCTTTTGTCAAGAACCTCATTCCAGCTGAGTGCGCTGGAAAAGAACCTCTCTTCAGTGGAGTGCACTGATAAACACAATCATATACCCGGCAGGGTTATAATCATGCAATCACTTATATCATAAAAATTATAAAAAGACCCAAAACATAAAAATTTACTTTCCTTATATATTACATTTGGTCTCAAGTGATTTATTTGCAACTTCAATTAGCAATATTTTCGATAGTGGTCCCTGCATGCAGTTGCGGTTCACACTTTCTATCGAATTTGGCAATCATATGATTCGCTCTATGATATGTTCAGTCTTGTCTTCGTGACAGCTGTTAGCCTTAGTTGACTATTTAGGTATGCATTTAATATCCATATCTCTAGGTATAGCCCGAGAGACAGTTTATTCATCTGAAAAAGTAAAATGAAGACCCTTCCGGCACGAGGTTAAACTACCATTCCCACGACTTAGCTACAATCATGAACTCCTCACCTACCCAGCGTTCAAGTTTGAATTACGCCACCAACCTTGAGAATTTCATTATGCACCATAGTTATCAGTCTTTGGAAGACGCACAGGCGTCTTTTGAGATGGTAACCCAGTCCAATGAGACTGAAGACGATCATCACAACACAGCTGATGATACGTTTTGGGAGATCGTTAACACCAACGTTGCGAAGTTTCTCTCAAAGAATTACCCCAATGGGGTGGAGCCAGGTTCAGTAGATGAATGGATTTCTGATCAGATTGAGAATCTGTATCTTTCCTTCTATTACTTCAAGAACACAAGCAACCTTTGGTTGTGGGGGCAACTTGTTTACAAGTTGTTCACCAAGAAGTCAGCAAACTGTGCTATGATGTCGGTCTTGAACCGATGTTTAGGTACAGAATCTGAAGTGCAAGCATTTGATCGCGAAGATTTACGCAATATTCGCCGTGCTGTTGATCTCACCTCTTCTTTGAGTGAGAATCCATTGTTGAAGAAGTTCACGAAGTTGTACTCTTATCTTCTCACTCAAGGATTTCTAGCGAAAGCTGGTCTTACCTTGAGTGCTGATGATTTCAGTGTATTGGAACGCAAGACATATGAAGTTGCTTTCTCAAGCCGGAAGGGCTTGTGGCTAGCAGCTTTTGATGCGATGTTGTTTCTCACAGAAAAGTTGTGGGACTTCTATGATACGAAAGATCTAGGAGTCTTCATACATTCTAGTGATGAGTACACACAGTGGACAAAAGCGTGCGATAAGATCATTGCACTTGAACCGCACCTTGGAAACATTGGTGCGCATGGTATGTCCATGTTCCAGTTTATCAATGAGCTGGATGCTGCTATAGACCAGGGTGAAGCCTGTGTCAAGTATACGACAGCGAAAGCGCAATATGAGAGCACATATATGCGGCGCCGTTTGGCGCAATTACACATGATCAAGTCAAATTTGATCTCTCGAAAGTCAGCCCAAGAAGAGCGTAAAGCTCCGATGGGTATTTTGCTTTCTGGAAAGTCGGGTGTTGCAAAATCCGCCTTTACGAAGTTGATGTTTTACTATTACGCAGCTATTCGAAAGCTGCCTACTGGTTCTGAATACATCTTTCACCGGAATCCCATGCAAGATCATTGGGACAATTTCGACACGAGCAAGTGGTTCATTCATTTGGACGACATTGCTAGTCTTCGCCCTGATAAGACTATGGGATTGGATCCCTCTCTGACAGAATTGTTGCTGCTTATTGGAAATGCAGCATTTACTCCTCCTCAAGCTTCTTTGGAGGATAAGGGGAAAACTCCAGTTCGAGCTGAGTTGGTTGTTGCGACAACTAACACAGAACATTTGAATGCGTCGGAGTATTTCATGTGTCCTTTGGCAGTACGGAGACGTTTGCCTTACATCATTGAAGTGGCTGCAAAGCCCGAGTACTGTAAGCCGAACAGTACTTTTATAGATCCTGCCAAGCTTACGCAGGACCCTACCAGATATCCAGATTATTGGAACATCACGTTGAAACAACTTCATGGTGTGGTAGCAGGGAAAACTGAGCAAGCCGAGAGTTTGGTGATACATGAATACACTAATATTCTTGACTTCTTGGAAGATTTCGCCCAAGCAATCAAAGAACACAATGATCATCAGGATCAAGCCATGATGAGTGATCAGAGTATGGCGAGTATTCAGATTTGTGATGTGTGTTTGAAGCCGACTTATGCTTGTGCATGTTCACATGTGCAGGCAGCTAGTATGGACATTGAATTGTCCAGTGTACCTTGGCGTGTAACCAATCGCCGTTGGTACGACATTTTTGTTAATTGGTTCTGCATGTGTCAGAGTTTCATGTTTCATTTATATTGTTCATGGTTTATGTATTGTTTTACGATGCGTGTTTCCATATTCTTTTTACGTAACGCTATGCGCGTACGTTGTATGAGATCTATTTTGTATCGAGCTTGTATTAGTGTGTCAACTGACTTTATGACACCGAGAGTTTTAGGCACTTTGAACAGTATCTCTACTGCACCAGCAAAATGGTTGCAGATGAGTCGTGCTACGAAGGCTGTTATTCTTATTGCTAGCGCTTGTGCCGTTGGTGCGAGTGCTATTGCTTTAAGGAAAGCAGCGAAGAAAGAGGCTTCTATTGAGAAACTGAGTTCCCCAGTGAAAAGCTACGATGACCGTCAAGAGGCGGTTAAGCCGTATGCTACACGATCTTATGGTGTTAAAACCCATCAGATTTATGAGGATAGATTTTTCGATGTTCCTAAGGAATCAGAACATGTTGCCAATGACCCACTTCAAGGGAATTATATTGGTACTACGGAGGATCAACTTGAAAAAGAAACTAAACGTAATGTTTGGTATGATCCAAAGATTCAGCTCACGACATTTGATATGCCGTTAGCTTCTCAGAATCTTGTAGGCGTTTCTTTGGATGAGTTGCGTGAGAAGTTTTCGCGTAATCTCATTCATCTGAAAATCGTTGGAGAAAACGATGTGAAACGTAATTTCAAGAGTCAGTGTGGCATTATTGTTAAATGCCAGTACGTGCTTTTAAATAAGCACAGTATTAATCGAGAGTTCGATTCCTGGACAGTAGAAGTTATTTCGTCACCTGTTGGCGATGGAGTGAATCAAAACGTTAAGTTTTTGTTGCGAGGCAGTGAAGTAGTTGAGTTACCTAATACGGACTTGGCTATGTTCAGATTGACTGCTTTACCACCAGTGAAGAGCTTGATGAGTTTGTGGAATGAACATGATATTCCTTTGACACATGTGTGTGAGTTTTTGCGTGATGTGTCTGGCCAGTGTTTGTTGCGCGATATGTATCCATCCGTCTCGGGAGAGATGGAAATTCCTCAACTTCAGATTTCAGTTGAAGTGACGCAAGGGAATTTATCGTGTGAGACTAAGTTGGGAGATTGTGGAGCTCTGGGAGTTTCAATTACTCCACGTGGGCCAGTCATTTATGGAATGCATTTACTAGGTAATGGACATCGTTGTGGTGTCATGCGTATTCGTGCGTCTCAGATTGATCGACTTATTTCATTGCTCGATATGTCAGTATTAGTGCCTTTCCCTGTTCAAGGTGGAGGTGCTCCGAGTCTGACGAGTCATGGGATTAGTCGACAACTGGGTGGTGTTCATCATCGTTCAATGATGCGTTATCTTCCCGTTGCAAAAGTGAACGTGTATGGAACCTTTGAGGGTTTCAGAACATGTCCAAAAAGTTCTGTGTGTTCAACACCAGTTGCTCCTGAGATGATGAAGCATTTTGATGCACCAATGGACCATGGTCCGCCAGCAATGGCAGGCTGGGAACCTTGGCGACAGAATATGGAGAAGATGGTGAATCCATCGTGCAAGATTGATAGAACTGAGTTACAGGAATGTGTGACTAGTTTTGTTGAAGACATCATTGCAGAACTTCCCACAGGTTGGGAGAAAGAGTTGTGTTTTCTTTCACCTATGGCTGCCGTAAATGGTTTGCCTGGTGTAAAGTTTGTAGATGGTTTGAATAGAGCGACTTCTATGGGGTTTCCTTGGAACACCACTAAGAAGACGTATCTATATTCAGATCCAAGTGAGGTGTACCCAGATGGGGTGAACTTTGACGCTGAGTTCTGGGAAAGATATGAAGCTATTGGAGCTAAGTATCAGAATGGTGAAAGAGCCTATCCTATTTTCAGTGCGCATTTGAAGGATACACCAACACCTTTGAAAAAGATTAAAATGCAAAAAACACGTGTGTTTACAGGTGGTCCAGCTGATTGGAGTACCTATGTCCGATCTCGCTTATTGCCATTTGTGAGATTGTTTCAGAAGAACAAGTTTGTGTTCGAAGCAGGACCAGGCACAGTCTGTCAATCCCAGGAGTGGGGTGAGATTCGTGCTTGGTTGGTTGCTTTTGGCACTGATCGTATTGTTGGTGGTGATTATGGCTCTTTTGACAAGAAGATGATCGCTGACATGATTTTGGCTGCTTTTCAGGTAATTGCAGCGTTGTTCAAGCAAGCAGGATTTTCTGTACAAGAATGTACGGAGATCCTTTGTATTGGATATGACACAGCCTACTCTTGGTGTAACTTTAATGGAGATCTTGTCGAATTTTTCGGCACTAATCCATCAGGTCACCCTCTGACAGTAGTTATCAATTCCATTGTGAATTGCTTGTATATGAGATATTGTTATCTCAAGCTGAGTCCTGTCCATGAAGTGAAGACGTTTCGTCAAAACGTTCATCTGATGACATACGGAGATGATAATGGCATGGGAGTTTCCGTAAGGGCTCCCTGGTTTAACCACACCGCGATCCAAGCGGTGTTGGCGTCGATTGATGTGGAATACACGATGGCGGATAAGACATCTGCTAGTAGACCATTTATTTCGATAGACGAATTTTCCTTTCTCAAGCGCACGTGGCGTTGGGATGAGGAAGTGGGCGCGTGGATGTGCCCTTTGGACGAAAAATCCATTTATCGTTCACTCATTACTTGGTTGCCCTCGAAGACGGTTGATTCAGCTACCCAGCTAGTCGATGTCATCGTGAGTGCCAATAATGAATTTTTCTTTTACGGTAAAGAGAAATTTGAAAAAGAGCATAGCTTCTTTATTGAGGTTTTGTCTCGACAACCGTATTGCTGCATTTCAAATGCAGCTCGTCTTCCTGATTGGCGAGAATTGGTGGAGCGCTTTCACAGAGCGTCAACCCCTATCAATGAATCGGGTGCTGCTCCGCAAGAGCAGGATGTGGATTTGGCTGTCCATATCAATGTATAAACTAGTCATGCAACACTTACAATATTATGATTTCAAGCGTTGGGAGAGTTACCGGAAATACTCTCGCCCCTCTGTTGAGTGATAACAGCTCACGTATGGGGACTAATAAATGTTGGATGGTCCAAGGAGACACTTCGGAGGAAGTGATACCTTTGGGCATCAAGGAAGGACCAGGAGAAGTGGATTCTCAGACCGTCTCGTTTCTCGATAATGCAGAAGGAGCTCATTTAGTAGCTCCCACTGGGGACAGTGCAATTGCAAGAGTCGATGGAACAGATGATGTGACACTTGGTGCGTTTTTACAACGGCCAACACAAATTCACGCTTTCGTGTGGGCTACGACTGATTTGTCGAGTGTAGCAGCCACATTCCAGCCTTGGCATCTATTTTTGAATAATGCAGCTATTAAGAAGAAGATTGATAATTTCGCTTTCTTCAGAGGCAAGCTGCATGTAAAAGTCGTAATCAATGGTTCTCCGTTTCAGTACGGTGCTATGCGATTGACCTACATGCCTCTAGGTAATTTGTTTGCAGATGCAAAGATTCGAGATCTCGTTACTATCCCAACAGCGACTCTCATTCCATATTCTCAGATTCCGGGATTTTATTTTTATCCACAGGCGAATGCCGGTGGTGAAATAGAGTTACCATTTGTGTATCATAAGAATTGGTTGAACCTTACATCTGCCCTAGACTTACAAGACTTCGGGACTTGTAGATTGGTTATCTACGATCCCTTGAAAGTAGTCTCCGCTGGAGGCTCAACAACCGTCACTGTGCTGACGTATGCTTGGCTTACTGACGTGGAATTAATGGGACCAACATCTTCTCTCGCTGTTCAAGGCGATGAGTATAATGAAGGTCCTATTTCCATGCCAGCTACAGCTTTGGCATCAATTGCACATACTTTGACTCATGTTCCCTTTATTGGGAGATTTGCGCGAGCAACAGAAATAGGAGCACAATCAATTGCAAGCATTGCTCGCTTATTTGGGTTTACGAATGTACCCGTAATTAGCGATGTCCCTGCTTTGCTTCCGATGAATGCACCTATGTTGGCCAGCGCGAATATTGGCACACCCATACAAAAATTGACGTATGACCCCAAACAAGAATTGTCGATTGACCCAGCTATGCATGGGTTGGCTCCGAAAGATGAGCTTTCTCTTGCGTATTTGAAACAAAAGTTGTCATTTTTTGCAGACGCATCATGGGATACCGTAGATTTGCAGGACACAGTTCTGTTTAATATGCGTATTACCCCTAGTTTGTTTGCGGCATATCCACTCCAAAATGCCGTACCAGCAACTGTTGGACAACAAGTCTATCATACACCCCTATCCTTTATTGGTGAGGCTTTCCGCCATTGGCGGGGTGGTATCAAAATCAGAATTAAGATTGTGTGCACCAAATTCCATAAAGGTCGTTTGAAGATTTCTTACGATCCCATTGGGGATATTTCGACCATCTCGGTCGATGAAAATTTGGTTTACACAGAGATTGTAGATATAGGAGAGCAAGACGAAATTGACATCGTTATTCCTTATCATCAGTCTTCTGGTTGGTTAGACTTGGTCCATGATGTGGGCATACCTAACTGGAACAAGGGTGGAGTATTGGCTCCTCGTTCCGGTATTGACAATGGACTACTTACAATCCGTGTTTTGAATTCTTTAGTGGCACCTTCTTCAGGTTATGTTACACTGCTTATTTCGGTTTGCGGTGCGGATGACTTTGAGTTCGCTAATCCGAGCGAACATATTGGAGGTGACACAGTAGGACGTTACTATACTCCTTCAATTTTGGCCATCCAGGCAGATGACCACACTGAATTGAAGCCTGTAGAAAAAGTCCTTGGAACTCTTGCTAAACCCGATCAAAATAGATATGCTATGAATTTCGGTGAAGTGGTGACTAGTCTTCGGACAGTCCTTCATCGAACATCTATGATCGATAATATGTTGTATGCAACACCTACAGCAAATACCTATAGTACTATGGGTAAGGTGTTTCGCATAATGCCGATTGCTCCAGGTTTTTCTGGAGTTAATTTGTGGACGAGTGCAAATAAAGTGCTTACCGCTGGATCAGCGTACTACACTTTTAGTCAATTGCACCCCATGAATTACTTTTCTAGCATGTTTTTGGGTTACCGTGGTAGTGCTTCTATCACAGTAACGCCGTTTACTGACTCACTAGGAAGTTTGAGTAACTTCCAAGTACAACGAGTTAATACGGCTATTGATGGTGATGCTGCCTTTTTTAGGTATACAACAGCCTCACCAGCTACAACCAATGCTAGAATTGCGTCATTGAACAATAATACATATTTTCAAGCAGGCACGGGGGGTATGGCCCTCACTTCGACAAATACTAATGGTTCGTTACAGTTCAACTTACCATTTTACTCAAAGTATAATTTTGCCCTGACTATTCCCGCTGCGGCGGGTTCAGTTTTGGATGGAACTAAAACAATGGCTGCGAAAGCAACCGCTGTGGTTTTTGCCACGACGGATTTGCTTCCAGCCACGAACTTCGCACTAAGCTCTGCTCAGTGTGCGGGACCGGACTTCACTTGTCTATTTTTCTTGTGTTGTCCCACCCTTGACTACATGCTGGCAGAGCCAGTGCCTACGTAGTCCGCGAATTTTTCGCAAAAATTTAAATAGAAACCGTTGCGGTCGGATTCTTTTCTGATGTGTTTAGTCACATTTTTTCTTTACGTCTACTGTTAGTAGAGCTTACCTCGAATATTTTTTCTGTTTTGTGAGCTCATGCTCGCAGACTGCCTCTCCAGGCATTTTTAGTTCGAATCGTAAACTTTTACCAATGCAGTATGATATGGAATCGTAC